ACTTTCATCAATTAGTGGATTAAAACCACGCGCCATTAACATTGCACCTTCTCTCTCGGTAAACTGTGCACCTAATGTTAAGCGTAATGATTTTTGGATAACGCCTTCTATTTCTTGGCGAGTATTGATTGTTTCGTCTGGCAATAAATAATTTGGTAAAATCCCTACAAATCTTCCAGAGATTTTATTGTCACCGCTTTTCAATGCTTCGGCAGCGCGTTTTAATTTATTTTTACTATCAAGAGCAGCAATACGATCACCGTTGTACCAATCATTTACTTGTTTTGCGAACAACTTATCTGTTTCTACCCAACCTGTATTTTCACCCGCTAGCATCTGTCGTTTTCTATCAGCTTCAATAGTTCTATCTGTCGCTTTATCAAGTTTTACTGCTTCTCTTTCAGCTTCATCAGCCAAAACATCGGTGTATTGTGCGTTTGGATCAGTTTCACGTTTTCTGCGTAATTTCTGTTCGGCCTCAGTAAAAGCACCAGGGGTTTCTGTTATGATCTCACCTGTGTATAAATTTCTTTTGAGATTAGCATTAGCGGGTCTGCCAGCAAATACTGCTTCTTCCGGGCTTAGATCAACACTTAAATTCATTAATTCATTTTTTGGCGTATTTTGAATTAAATTTCTGTATTGATTGTTTTCTGGATTTAACAACATCGATTCATAAATAGTATTACCTTGTTGTATGCTCTTAGCTAAATTAACTGCATCTTGAGTCAACCTTCCATCGGCATCACGCATACTTTGTATTTGTGCTTTTTGTACTGGATCGAATCCTTCCAATAAAACATCTTGAGCACTTTTTGTTTCACCGATTAATTTTCTTTGATTATCAAGCAACTCAGCACGACTCTGATAATAACTAGCTTCGGCTTTTGCAGCTTCGCGTTCTGGGGAGTCGTATAAAAATAAACTTTCACCCAAGCGCCTACCAATGTTTTGCGGTATGTTGGTTAATGCTTGTTGAAATAAATTAAGTTCTTCTGCCATTTTCTATTCCATTTAATTTTGTTGCATTGAATCCAATATTTGATCTGCTTGATCGGTTGTCATGCCTTGTGCTAGTAACGTTTGTTTCATTCTGTGACGTTGAAACTCATCGGGGGTTTTTGTAACTCCACCTAATAAATCATATTCAACAAAATTTTTAGGTGACGTTAATAATTTTCCAATATTAGGCTTGGGATTGTTTTGCGATTTTTCTCTTATAAATTTCATTGGATTATCAAGTAATCCACCAAATTTATTTTGCATTGCATTTTGTATGCCAGTTTTAAAAAAATTTAAAAAGTTCATCATTTATCCTAATCCAAAATTTGTGCCTCTGGACATTGAATCTTGCATTACCGGGCTCGGTAACAATCCAGATACACCGCGTAATATATCCAACATTCTGATTGGGTAATCACGTTGCTCTGCAAATCGTCCGTACTGGTCATCCATAATTCGTTGCCCTTGAGCTTGTTGCAGATCACCAACTCCACTTAATGCTGCGGCGTCACCGTAGCGCATACCGCGCATCGTGCCGCCTAAATCGGCTAACATACCCCCAGCATCTAAACGATTCTGAGAGCCCTGTAAGCCGGCTGCTTGATTTAATTGTTGTGCTCTTAAATCGGCATCCATCCCGGATAGTTGTGCTTGTAGCATCGCTTGCTGGTTTAATTGCTGTGCATCCATCTGATTACCGATGTCTTGCATCGCTAATCCAGTTGCTTGATTGTAGCCAGTGTTACGCATATCGGCGGCTAATCTACTACCAATATCTAATGCATTACGATTATTTTCTGCTTCTTGAATGCCATGCCTAGTTCCACCAAAAGCATTTGCGGCTTGAGCCGAACCAGCAATATTTGTTTCTTGCATTTGGCGTTGCCTTTCTATGTCACCCATTGCCGCATCAATAGCGCCAGTAGTATAAGGATTCATGTAATTAGCCATATCGGTGTTTCTAAATAAACCGGCATTGACCTGATTTACCGATCCTGGACCTATTGAGGCAACCTGATTCGGTTGATACTGAGATTCATTAAATGCCGTTGATGCTGCTTGATTCACTTCGTTTTGACCGAAGCCGCCTCTGGCAGTATCTACTGTTGCTTGTTGGCCTTGTAATTGAAACGGTGAGAATGGTGCAACTCTCGGTGCCTCGTATGATTGATACGGTTGTGCTGCTACTTGTTTACCGGTTTCAAAGACATCTAATAAGGCCCCTTTAATTTGGGGATCCATTGATGTTGTTGTATTACTCTTTTGTGATCCAAAACTCATTTTCTATTCCTTCCTCTTGGTCCAGAGCGTGATCGCCCTTTTCTTACTTGCGGTATGTTATCGGTTATTAAACCGGGGATTAAACTGGATGTATCTGCTGGTGCATTACCCAATAACGAAGGCAAATCAATTAATGATTCGCCAGGCTCATCTACTGGTTTAAAAAACATTGTGTAATCACCAAACATACTTTCTTGGCCATCTCGTGTATTACCAGTGCCAGGTAATACACCAGTGGCGTAATCAAATTCAATACGATTGCCTTGTGCGTCATACATATTGGAATCTAATTCACTGGAATATGGAATATCTTTAGCGTCCTCATAGGCACCATAGAATCCAGGGCGTTTACCAGTACCGGTGCTCGCTACTGCTTGCTCGGCTACTGGTGCACTTGCTGCTGCACTTGGCATTGGTGCTTGTGGCTCGAAACTTTTGTAATAATCCATTCCGGGTTGTTGCACCATTAATGGGGAGCCATAAAATTGAGAATAATCCATACCGGTATTTGGCGCATAAGACGCCTCTGATAATCCGGTATCTTTGACGGTTGCATCCTCAGTTTTTAAACTGCCTAATTTTTCTATCTCACCTTCACTTAATGCCATTACGCTATTTCCTTAAATAAATAGGTCCAAACTGCTTTGTACCCAAATTTCTTTCCGAGACGTTCCCAACCAGGACGTCCGGCAATCGTTATAAAATCGCATTTTGCTTTACTTGCAAAATCCTCAATGGCTGGTCTCATCTTGCCTAACTCATCCAAATTACCAGCCGATAAAAATAAATGCAGCGAACGTTTCTGTGGAAACTTATTTAATTCAGTAATAATAAAACTGTCCTTACCTGGCCAGAAAATCATTGACTGATTACTGATTCCATTAACTACATCTTCGTATGTGTGAGTACCAGGATTGTATTTTAATGCCTTCTCTATTAGTTTCTTGTATGGCTTTAAGAACGTCCTTACATCACTCATACTGTACTCGCTGACAGCGTACCGCTGTCGCTTACTTTCACTTCATATCTCGTGCCGTTCGGACTCTTGATAATCAGCCTTGCTGCTCCTACTTCTATGTCTTGATCTCGCTTATGATTTTGCACATCAGCGAGTTCAAGTGTTAAATTCTTTTGTCGTTCATTTTGTGCGTCGTATTGCTCTGCAACATTAGGCAACCTCATCTTCTCGATCCTTGAGCGACATCTAATCTCATGGTGCCAACACGCCAATCAGCGCCTATATTGCCCTCTACACGCATCTCTACCTGACGCCCAGTAAAACGTACTGATGTCGGGTTAGCCATTGTGTATGGGCCATGTGTTGACTCAGAGGCATTCGGATACAATCGCGTTTTAAATTTAGCGGTTACATCGCCTTGTGTTTTCTCATCCGGGATTAATGATTTAGCAACCATTAATCTATCACCGGCACCAATCTCTATTGGACCACTCTCTGCAAATACAGTAGCCGAGTCATAATCAAAACCAACCTCATGTTCATAGATCTTGCTATCAGTACCGACCATGTTCGGGTAAATAAATACCCCGGCGTCTGTTCCGGCTGTTCTGGCTAATGAGCCGATTGACCAATGATTCTCTCGATAGTTGTATGAAACGTATCGATTGTTTTCTGTGGATGACGATGATGGATAAAACCACCATATCTCCTGATGGCCTGAGTTCTTAACTGCATACACTTTTGAGCGTTGTGCAGTATTGATATCACTAAATACATAATCACCAACATCACTCGGTAATGATCTTACTGAGCCGTCGTATAAAAAGAATGAGTTTTTACCCATCCAGAATGCTGCTGTGTCTGTGGTAGCGGCAGCATTGGCTGACGCAATACCACATCCATCACCGACTTTATTAATACCATAAACGTACGGTGGACCCTGATACGTTGCTGCATGACAATCAATATCGGTAAATAGAAGGGTCTGCCCTCTTGTACTGATTGCCGTAATTAGATTCCCGGCTGTTTGTAACACTAATGAACCAGCTTGATTGGTTGCCGCTGCTGACCAGGTATTGTTATCTTCTTGATCCGACCATTGCACTTTGTTGCCGACACCGCCCGCTCCTAATGCAAATACAAATCGCTCATCAGTAACGAATATTGCTGTGTTACTTGTCGGTGCATTACTTAATACTGCGGCAACTGCTCCGGTATTTAATTGCCATTCATATATCTTGCCATCGGCGTTTGAGCAAGCTAATAAATACTGGCCCCAAGGGTGCAATGACCAGGTAGTTGCTGGTGTGTAAGTTCCTGAGTCTGGTCTTGCTGTACCAAATTCATTGTCGCCGTATGTCAATGCATTCCAGCCTAAGTTTTGTGCGGCATCTGCACTACCAGTGGTGAAACTGGTTGGTGTAATGTCGGTAATAACATTAGAGCTATTAACATAATATAATTTTGATTCTGTGCCAGCGGCAGTCTGTCTGCCACCGGCATTATTGGTCCAAGTCAATAACGCACGACATACACCAGTAAATGCCGAGGTAGTACGTTCTCGCCAACCATTAACCGGTTGCATACCGCCCTCATACCATCTTACTAAATTACTGTCATTCCAACGGCCTGAGTTTTGTAGGTCTGTGCCGTTCTTAAATACGCCAGGTGGTATTGTCAATGGTACTAGTGGCATACTCGATACTCTCCTGTCTCGATCATCTCACATAACTCGTCAGCACGATCGCCTACTTGATTGGCCCAACGGCTGTCATAGAAATGCATAGATGCAGCTTTATAATCTTCTATCTCCATGGCATTTAAGGCGTTCTTAAAATTCAATAGTTTGGTGATACCTAAGTTAAAACAAATATCAATAATGGCGTCACGTCTTACTTCGTCTAATTCTAAGAACCAAGGAAATGATGCAGATAACTCATCAATAACCCGATGGACGTCATTAACTAAAAGCATACTTATCTCGTCATCGGATAATCCTAACCCGCCAGCGCCAATCGCTCTGCCTATCCCGATTGTTTCCATTCCAACCGAACATTTATAAACGTGACTTCTCACCCCTTCGTGCCGGGTGATCATTTTTATTAACTTTTCCATAACTTCCTACTTGTCGTCGCTTTTTTGTGACGCACCGAAAAAGAAACTAATTACAGCACTTGCTAGACCGCCTAAATAACCAAGCACCAGGTTAATTAATGCCTCACTGTTTTGTTCTGGTGGCTGAATAGTAACGAGGAAGATATATCCCATAAAACCACCCACAACAAATAAGGCCATAATTCTTGAGGTCCAGTCTTTACTAAATTTGTTTCTGGCATCCTGTACGTCTTTCACTTCAAGGCTAAAAACATCAACCTCAAGTTTTTGCATTTGTATCTCAAAGTCAGCCTCAACTTTTTTAACTTCTAGTAATTGTTCTGGGGTTGCTTCGGCAACAGCCTTCTCGATTGCCTTGGGCGTGCTTTCACAACCGAGTACCTCTGCAATCATAGTAGCTGCGGTGCCACCCATGGGTCCGGCTAATGCCGATCCTAATGTCGGTGCAATACTGCCAATAAGATTTTTAATATTTGAAAATTTCATATTTCTTGATTAGTTCCTTAATGGTCTCTGTTTCATAAATACGAATTAATGTCCATACAATAGTTAGTGCTGCTGCCAGTGGCGGCAGCCAGCCTAACACTGACCCGGTAGTAGCTGAGACGGCTACAACGTCAATGGCTGTTTTAGTCTCTTGATCCATCACTCTTCTCAATAATTTGTGGCTTTTCAACCGAATCAATTAAAAGATTAGTGAAGGTGCTCATTGCTACCTCGCGTTGGCCAAGTTGCATTTTGATGGCATTGACCTGGGTCTCTAAATCACGAATCTGCATAATTAGATACTTTTGATTTTCCGATAAATCTTGCTCTGGAATTTCTTGACCATTAATTGAAACTACATTGCTTTTCTGATCCATGTGATCTCCTAGCTATTGTTAGAAATATATGTATTACCAGTAGTAATCGCTGTAGTGTAAGATGATTTATTATCACTTGCGTCTTTAACATTAGGTGTGTCATTAGTTCCGTCATACGCAAGAATAGTAGTTAGATGATCTACGTTTGCTTTAACTCTAGCGTTTGCATCGGCTTGTGTAGCTCCCGCAGATGGATCGGATGCTGCAAGATGCTTTGATGCAAGTCCTTTAGAGTTAATATCATTAATTACTGTTACGCTATCTGTAGCTGTTGTTAAACATTCGCTTACTGTTTGTGCCATTTTATTTTTCCTCGTTAAGTTTTGTTTCTAATTCTTCGACTTTTGCCGAAAGTTCTTGTACTGCTTTGGTTAATATAGGTACGAGATAGCCTTCGGCAATATGTTGAAAACCATCATCATCTTCGTTCCACATTTTAAAACCATCTTTAATACTTGCATTATTATCTATTGCTTCTTTAACTTCTTGAGCAATAAATCCGTGGTTGGTGTTTTTATCTCTAAAAGTTTCTGTAGAACCTTCTTCATAATGTTTTGAATCAGTAGGTATATCGCCTCTTGTTTTCCATTTATACGTTACTGGTCTTAAAGAGTTAATAAAGTCCAATCCAGCTTCGGCATCTTCAATATCTTTTTTGTATCTTCTATCAGAAACCGCTGCCCAAGATGTACCGCCATAAGTTAAATAAGAACTAGAAGATACATTACCAACAGTAAGCGAATTGTTAACCGCGCCACCTACGTTATATCCTATTACTGATTCGTGCTGTGCATTTACACCACTTGGTCTTGTATATGCACCAATAAAATTACAATAACTTCCAGTAGTAAGATTTACTGAATAAGCACCTGCTTGATAACCTGAAAAAGTGCTATAACTACCAGAGCTTACATATAAACCAGCATACATTCCGTTAGCACTATTTTGTACTCCTGTTGTCAATTCGCTTAATGCTCCCAAGCCCACACCTGTATTACTGTGACCAGTAGTACAAGCATCTAAAGCAATTGCTCCAAAAGAAGTATTGGAATAACCTGTTGTATTTGCTGAGAGAGCATCTTTACCAACCGCAGTGTTACTAGAAGCTGTGGTGTTATATCTTAATGCTCCATAGCCAAATGCTGTATTTGAACCGCCTGTCGTATTTGCACTTAAAGACCTACCGCCTACAGCAACACTATTTGAACCAGTTGTGTTTGCATCAAAACTTTCAGCACCTACAGCTACGTTCCAATCGCCTGTGGTGTTTGCAAATAAAGCATTATAACCAAGTCCAGTATTGTATGAAGCAGTTGTCGTTGAACCAACTGCGTGTATTCCCACACCTACATTGTATTGACCTGTTGTTATCGCATCGCCAGACAAAGCACCAACCATTGTGTTTTGTGCGCCTGTTGTGCAGTTTAGTAAAGCACTCCTACCTATTGCTGTGTTGTAATCTGCTGAACTGTTACTTGCTAATGCACCAGCACCTAAAGCTACATTATTACTTCCAGTAGTATTACTAAGCATGGAGTCATCTCCAACAGATGTATTACTAGCTCCTGTATTGTTAGCACTTAATGCACTTGTTCCAACTGCTGTGTTGTCAGAAGCTGTGGTATTAGCATCTAAAGCGTTTGCTCCAACTGCTACATTACTTGCACCTGTTGTGTTTGCTGATAAAGAACCATAACCAACCGCTGTATTGTTAGAAGCTGTAGTATTAGCATCACCAGAAAGACTACCAAGAAACGTATTATTTGTGCCTGAAGTTAAAACATATCCAGCATTTCTTCCTACAAGAGTATTGTCAGCACCAGTAAGCGTTCCTCCACCACCAGCAAAAGCACCAACAGCAGTTAAACTTGTAGCGGTAGTAAGTCCTAACGCTGCATCAACTCCAACAGCTACGTTATATGCCTCTGCATCTGCGTTTTGTGCAGTTAAGGCACGATAACCTATTGCAGTAGAGCTTCCTCTAGTATCTTCTGCATCTAAAGCCTGATATCCAATAGCAACATTATTATCACCAGTCGTAATCGCAGTACCCGCTTCATCACCTACGCAGACATTGTAGTTACCGCCTGATTCAATTGAGTTACCCGCGTTGACACCCGCTATGAAGTTTGATGTTCCAGCGGTTGCACTTTTGATTTCGGTAAAACTGGTGCTGCCAGCAAGACTAACATCGGTTAGTAAGTCATAAACGACGGCACCAGAACCGGCGCCATCGGTTGCGATCATTTTTACTGCACCGGCCTCTACTGCGACATTCGCACCAGAGCCTTGAGTAAACGTTAAAGTATAAGATGTAGCATTCTCAATCATCCATACTTTACTGACTGTATTCGGTGCCAGGGTAACTGTGCAAGCCTGACCACCACCAGTACATTTTAAATAAAACGATCGAGCCTCATCTGAGGTGCCATCGGCCATTGTAATTGTGTGTGTTGAGGCATCTGCTATGGCCTCAGAGCCATAGCTAAATGCCTCTGCTATTTGCTCTAGTGAGGAATTTAATTTGGTTCCCCAACTACCAGAGTTTTCTCCGGTTGCCTGTTCTTCTAATCTTAAATCGTTAACGTATGTACTTGCCATGTTATTTAGCCTCTTATGCTACTTTTTTCCAATCTGTTGATGCGCTGGTTTGCCCAGTCCATGTATTTGATGCTGATCCTGAGTCTGTCCAGGTTGTTGATGCTGGTGTCGCTTGGCCCCATACGAAAACTGTGCCAATTTCTCCTGTACCGGATACGCCAGTCGGGTAACAGTACGCATTACCGACGACCGAAGATATTGAGCCAATTGCACTAGTGCCAGATACGCCTGTCGCCTCAACAGTATTATCGGTGCGTGTTGTAACCGCTCCGATTGCGGATGTACTCGCAATGCCAGTCGGCGTGATACTGGCTGCGCCAGTCTCGGTTGTATCGCCAATCGACCCAGTACCCGATACGCCTGTAAGCGAGACATTTGAGGCTGCCGAAACACTTAACGATCCAACTGCTGACGTTCCAGCGACGCCAGATAATGTAATACTTGCTGCCCCGGTAACACTGAGACTGCCGATAGCAGAAGTCGCCGCAATACCGCTGACACTGACGCCAGCACCGGCTGCAACTGTAACTGATCCAATCGCGCTAGTGCCTGAGACACCAGTGACGGATATCGATGCAGCACCACTGACTGTGAGTGAGCCAATACCCGAAGTAGCACTGGTCGTAACGGCAGCATCCTGTCCAAACGAACCTGATCCAAATGCTTGTGCGCTATTATTCCAACCATTAAATGCT